TTCAACTTTTTGCTGCGAAAAGTCTATGGACGGTATAGATACACATCCACTAATACCCAAAGTAATAACTAACCCTATTAAATAATTTTTCATTTTATTAACTTCTTAGAAAGAATAATTTTAATGCGAAGTAAACAATAAGCTACCTAATAAAAGCAACATATACTTTCATCTAATTTAAATACATAAAGAAAAATTAAAAAACCCGCTTCTAAAAAGAAACGGGTCAAAAAACAAAAAACTTTCAGCGCAGTATTTGTGACATATCATACAAGTTAGAAGATGTATTTACAATATACTTTAAGCTTAATTTTTTGATGCTCTCAAAATATCCAAAACTCGCTTTGACATTTCATGCAAGTTGGACCCTATTGGTAGCCAAAAATGATAATTAATGTTGTCACGGTTAAAAACTTGCTTGTAGTACTCAGTTTTGAATGATGGATCAATGTCAGAAGCCTTAAGTAATCTGCCTTCTTTTTCGATCACTTGCCCATCTAATTCACCACCAACACAGATATTCATTTTTACCAGCCTGGACTATATAGCAAAAAATAAAAAAAATCCGTACCTTGGGGAAAGTACGGACTAAGCTTTTCAACTGAAAAACACTATAATGGAAATAGACATCATATAGTAAGTTTAATATACGATAAATTTCATGTTTTTTCAAATCCTAATTAAAAGCCCACGATTAAGTGAGCTTTTAAAACAAATTGGTGCAACGCTTATAACTTTGTCCACTATATCAAAAATATGCCATAAAGCGTCTAGACAGTCAACAAGTCTAAATTATGCTTTTCTACTAATTGAGAAGCTTTTAAACGTTCAACGATTTTAATCATTAGATCATTGGCAGTTATAACGTCGATTCCTTCAAATGCTTTTAGTGTTAATTGCAATTTATTATTAATTACATTTGTAATTATTGATATTTTACCAAAATAATCAGGGTAGTATTTCAAAGTTTCATTAACTTTCTCCCGACTAACGCCTTCATATAGTTTTACAGTGTATGTTTTCATTTGAACCTCCATTTTGTCTTAATCTTTTATCATGACCTAATAAATAAAATCTAGCGCAACTCACCATAATTGCGACCTGAGCTTTAGATTGGTTTGTTTCTTGAGCAACCTTCAACAATCCTTTATTTTCAACCTTATTTTTAATTAAACAAATTAATGCAAACTTAGTTGTAAAATCTGTTTTATCAGAATTTAATAGACTTCGTAAAAGTGCTTGAATTTGATCCGCCTCATAATCACTGATCTCACATCGAATATAAGATTTACTTTTTTGTACTTCTTTGCCAGCTTCACGCATCAACCAGTAAATTTGATTGATATGAAGCCCATCTGGCAAATCACCCCCTTTCATTCTAACTGTTTCACACCATGCGCCAAACTGCTCTAACCAACCGTCAATAGTATATTTAGACCAATCCATTTGTTGTGTTTTTAAAACTGCACTCATTTTTCACCTACCAATTGCTCAATTTGTTTAATCGCCACGCCTGCTTTCACTTGCTCTGTGCTGAACCGTAAAACTGTAAAACCCATCATTGCTGCGGAGTTGTATTTCTCCATATCCCCTATATAGCCTTTGCCCCTTGTATGACGGCCTCCACTCCAGATACCCCCTTCAACCTCAACTAAAATCTTTGTACCCGTAATCAGAAAATCAGCTCTCCATTTGCGTTCAGGATGGAACTTATATTCCTGTTCAAAACCAATCTTGCATGCTCTTAAATGCGTTGCCAGAACCACTTCACCCACACTTGGTTGTCTGGCAACTTGCTTTGCTGAACGGCGCTTTTTATTTTTCTTTATGGGAAATAACTTGCGGTATTCAGCAATGCTGACTGATGACATCAAGCACCACCTTTGAGCACTTGCTCTATAGCTTTAAGGGTTCGAATCATTGCCATTTGTAGAAATTCATGATTGCCGCGCATGTCTTCTTCAACATACTGCAAAGCATATTGAGTCTCTTTTAATGCCCCATCTAAACGCTTTTGCAGCTCCTCCACTTTCGCTTGTTGTTCTTTTTGAATCTCCCAAGCCCACTTTCCAGATTTACCCTCAAACTCACTCATGGCTGGCTCCTTTTTCTGCATCACACATTTCACATTTATCTATATGCCCCCACCCATCATCTCGAATGAAGCCAAACCCCTTACAAGCCTTACATTTGACTTTCTTTTTCTCACCCACCAAGAAATATCGATCTTTCTGGTTGTAGGTAATATCAATAGAACCTGAGTAATAGCGCCTTAACGCCCCATCAATATGAAATTCGTGTGGACCTACACAAAACATCCACCCCGAATCCCCGCCGCACTTTGTAAACCATGTGAAATATGCTTCTCTCCATTTCACATAACGGCCAGACAGATGAGGAGTCAACAATTCAATTAAACGTGCTCTAAGCATCTCCATGCTTGCTGACATATCTCCATAGTGATATTCAAGATTGTAGCTATACTCGCCTGTGTTATATCTAGTTGGCATGAGATTCACCGCCTCCGTATATTGATTCGTGGTCGCGGATAGCAGTCATCACACGCTTAATTGAAATGGAACCATCTGGAATGAAGTCGCAAAAATCATCAAGAAAGCTCAATCTCCCATTTCCCACCATGCGAACATGCGTGTAACCAACATGCTTATCTGTCGTAATGAATGCAGGCGTTAGCTTCTCAACTCCACCTAAATCGTTGATGATTTTCAAAGACTCCACCAGACGTTTAAGCTCAACCAAATCTACAAAATACTTCTCACGATCTGCTGGGCTGATTTCTACACTTTGACCACATTGGAACTCATAACCCTCGTTCCATTCAGTTGCGTTATCGGGTGCTGAATCTACGATTTCCTTCGCGTATTGCAGTCCTTTATCTCTAATCAATTTAGTTGCTTTCATGGCTGGCTCCTTTCTCATCAAGCTCTTTACGCGCCAACCACCACCAAACCACCGCACCGCTAATAGCTGCTGTAAAAAATGAAATGAGTAAACCCCACGCTAAAATCTCGAATTTATTCATACATTCGCTCCATCAATTAACTGCTGAATATTTCTAGGGATTGGCATACCTTCACGGCGGCACATCTCTGCGTATTCGTGTGGATTATCGAAAGGATCAGGGCCCAACTCTTTTATAAGCTCAGGCTCTTTTTCTTTTGCCTCAAGTTTTTGAACTGGTGCAGGTTTACGACCATTGATTTTTAATCTTTCCATCAATGATTTGAGATGCTTTTGAGCCTCGTCATTGCTTACTGGGGTGTGTTCAGGTTCTTTATGCTCTAGTTGTAGCGGTGGAGTGTAAAACTCTTGCTGACGGCCTTTTAACTGAGCTTTAGCAACCATCACGTTGTAGGTCCCGAAGAAATTATCTTGAGCTGCTCGCATTTGGCCGGCTTCGATCAAATACATCACTTCGTCTAATGCATATTTTGTAATTTGTGTAATAACCACGGTACGGTCAGTCGTAAACTTACATGCGCGAGACCAAGCTTCTTCTGGAGACATCCAACTTTCACCGATACACCAGGTGCGAAACTCGGCAAATGACGGCATAAAGCGTCCACCTGCTGTAAGTAAACGACCAAGTGCGTTGTTAAATTGGTTTTGTTGAACGCCAACCAGTGTTTTAAGTGCGATTTGCTCAACCACTGACAGAGGAATTGCACTTTCGCCTGTTGCTGGAAATTGCTTATTGAACTGAGCAGCGTAAACAGTGCGAAGAGAAGCGATTAATTGACGCACTTCGTTCAAGGTAATCTCATGCATGACCTACCTCCTCAATCATTGGAAGCTTTTTTGCTGGGGTTACATCCACGATTTGAGATTCGCTCTGTTCTTCAAAAAGATTAGCGAAGTAACCCGACTCTTCTGGTTTTTGACCGGTTGAAGTGATTTGCTCTTGTTTCTTGCGGTTTGCAGCAACTTGTTTCTCGTTGTTTTGAACCCAAGAGAACCACTTAACCAACCAGATGCTTGGTGTATTCAACGAACTTGATTCGTTTGCAAAGTACCAGTCACCGAAATTTTGAATCATGGTTCTCAAGTCGATTTCAGGTACAGAAACAAATCTTTGTTGAGCAAGTGAGATGAAATCGTATTGAAACTCGCTGTATTCAGAAATGAATTCACGCATTGAGTAACGCTTGTGATCATCGATCTGATACTGAGCAAATTGGATTGGTGTAAATTGCGAATTTTCTTCACGCGCATTACTACTACTATCTATATATTGGTTATCGGTTAACGGTTTATGGTTAAGGTTTTTTTGGCTTTCACTTTCAGAACCCAAAATTAACCCACTGGGTTTTTGTGGGTTTTCAGAATTAACCGAGTCGCCTTCACTTTGGTTTTCTTTTGGTTTTTCCTTACGTGGACGCCCACCTTTCTTACCATTTTCACGATTTTTATCCCCTACTTTTTGATAAGCGGCGATTTCTGAATCACAACGTTTGTTGTGAAACCCGTCTTCCTCTTCCACAAAAAACTCTTGCAGCACAATTAATACTGCATCCCTTTCTTCTTGGGTATTTGCACGTAACCGACGAAAAACCGACTGGGTTTCTTTGGGTAATGGTTTTTCATTCAAATAATAAAAATCGAGAGCACGGCGATAAAAGCACTCTTCAACTGGGCTAAGGTGCGCTGTAGCAACCATAAAGTCGCCGATATGGTGGAGATATTTATACATCAGTGACTGCTCCTAATTTTACAAGACCGCGCATTTCCAACTGACGAATAATTCTTGGAGGAATAAATTCGTTGTTGATTTTGTAGCGAATACGAGACTTTTCTTTCACCTGAATTAGTTTGTGCCCATCCTCCATGAGACGGCGAACTGCTATAGCCTGCCCCCATATGGGTTAATTCTTCAAGTTGATAAAATCTTTCCTGAGCCTCAATTGCGGCATTCATAACTGAAAGTGGCATAGCTGCTAATTCTTTAGCCGAATAGATCTTTACTGGTTGTTCCAGTGGAATTACCACCTCTAGCGGTGTGGTGGAAACGGAAATATCCTGTTTTCTTCTTGCTGCATATCTCACTTTTCACCATCCTTTGGCTTAACATAGCCACCAAACGAATCAACCAAACACGCTTTGGTTAAGCTGGTTACAATCTGTTGTGCTAACCACTGCGTTATGCGAAATTGACGAGCCATAGTTTGTGAAAATTCTTCACGCGTTATTGCAGCATTATTTTCGTCATAACCTTTGGCTCTTAGATTTTTACGGTTACGATCATGTAGCTCATTGAGAATCACTAACGCTGGATCAAAGAAGGACTGAATTTCCTGAATCTGTTTGTACTCAGGTTTATACTTAAATTAACTATTCATGACACCTCCGCTAATGCTTGCTCTGCGCTTGTTAGCCGGCGTTTGGCGTTGAGCTCTGCTACTGTTGCTGTACGGATTTCTTTTGAAGAAACCAGAATCAAATGATTCTCTGATTTGATGGTCCATAAACTAGTCAAAGTTTTGTTTTTAACTTCAAACAAATCATTTGATTTGAAAGTACGGCACTCTTTAGTAAGCACTACAACATCACCAGGTATAAATTCTGGTGTGTTGTAATTAGCCGATTGATTTGCTAAATTGTTTTGCATATTCATGGGTTCCTAAATTTGTGAATGCGAAACCACTCCTGTTCGCGCAGGTAGTGGTTTTTTATTTCCAGCTAAGTAGATCAAGCTGGACTGATTTATCACTAGCATTTGTATGCCGCGATTTTTCGGCCCGTAAAGGCACTAATTCGAAGGTATCTCTGGTATACCCGTTATCTTTTGACCCACAAAAAACATTTCTGAGAAACTGATATTCAGATTCAGCTTCTGAGACTTTTCTAGTGCAAATGTTTTTTAATTACTTCGAGAGAGCTTTTACCTGCCATCTCACCTTCTACTTCTGAAATCTTTTTCTTACACATAGAGCGGATGAGATTAGATAAGGAGTTCTTGCCTTCAAGTTTGGCAATCCATTCCATCTTTGCTTTTTCTTCTAAAGTTAATTTCGATGATGCATTTGCAAGAAGTTTTTCAGCCATGGTTATGCCTCATACATTCCTAAAATTGGTTTTTATGCAGATCGATTTAATTGTTTTGTCTTGGATTCCTCATATTCTCTTTTCTGTTCAGAGGCAACTAACGCGTCTAAAGCAACACCTTTGTTATAAGCAACTTCTTTTTGTTCGCCACTTGCAATTTTTGAAACAGAACTTTGAGAAATCCCAGTTCTTTCTGAGATTTGCTGTTGAGTCAAACCTCGACTATTTGAAAGGTAAATAACCTTATCTTGAATATTCATGCACATATAAATGCCTCCGTGTTAAGGCATATTTTTATTCACTAATGAATAGTTGTCAATACATTAATGAATTGTTTCACAAAAAATATTCATTTTTGAATAAAATTAGCTATCCATCTTGGAGTTGGAAAAATGCACCTTCAAAAAAACGTTAAGTACCTGTTAAAAAAATACAGCACTACTACTACAGGTCTTAGTAAAAAGTCTGGAGTACCACAACCTACACTTTTTCGTTGGGAGAATGGGCAATATAAAGAACCAAAGATATCTACCGTTGAAAAATTAGCCTCTTGGGCAGGCTATGATGCCAATACACTGCTCAATAATGACTTAGAAGCCATTGATAATATTAATAATGATTTAGATGAATTGGTGTTAGATAACAATGTAAATCTATCAAATAAAATCAAATTAGATGGAGAGCAAATTCCAGTTATTTCTTGGGTTGCAGCAGGTTCATTTACAGATGTTCAAACAGTATTGAAGGACACTGAAGTACTTGAATGGCTTCCACCAATGAAGAAAGCTGGAAAAAATGGTTATGGACTTATTGTAACTGGTACATCAATGTTACCTAAATTTGAACCAGGTGATCGAATATATGTAAATCCAGACTACCCAGTTTTTGATTTAAAAACCAATGATTTAGTTATTGTTTCTTGTGCTGGTGATACACAAGCTACATTTAAGAGATTAATAATTGAAGATGGAGAAGAAAAATATTTAGAGCCACTAAATACTAAATGGCCTGAACAAATTATTAAGCTAACAGAAGAATGTAAGTTGGTTGGTAAAGTCGTTGGTATGCATAGAGAGTTTTAAGGATAAATAAGATGTTGAAAGTAACTGAATTTCAAGGAATTAATACTGTTTTAACAACTTTTGCAGAAGAAGTTATAAAAACTCAACCTGAATTAGCTGCTAATATTCTTTTAAATATTAAAAATATTTCTAATGAACACCATCCGTTAGTTGAACAATCTTTCATCTTAGATAATTTTGAAAACCATGATTTAGCATCTTTAAATATAAAAGAAGCTTTAAATAGTTTTAATCATGAGTTAGCAAGATTAATGATTTTGACTAAAAATAATTTGATCAAAAACTAAAAATGATTGGATTCCGTTCAATTGAATGTTAACCCTTGTAAATACATGTAAATATATACGAAATACTCAGTTTAATACTGGGTATTTTTTTGCCCTAAATAAATCATATTGGTTGTTTTATATACAATTAATTCATTAGTGAATAATTTGTTGTTGATTTAATCTATTCATTGATGAATAATAATTTCACCAACACATCTCATGGTGAATAAAAAATGAGTACATTACGCTCTACAGATTGCGAAGAATTTATTAATGACATCGATGGCGGTGCCTTTGCAAAACAACTTGGCTATGCAGTTAGCAAGGTTGCAAGTGCTGCTGTTGATACACAAAAAGTCGGCGAGATCACAATTAAATTAAAGTTCTCTAAAGGCGTTGGTCACAACAACGTTACTGTAGAGCACAAACTAATTTCAAATGCCCCACTCCCAAAAGGTAAAAGTGTCGAAGAACACGGTGACAAAACACCTATGTATGTAAACACACGTGGTGATGTATCGCTTTTTGCTAAACACACTGACCAGCTTTTTGAAGAAAAAGCTTAATTTTTAAAATCTTTTTACTCAACTAAAGGAAAGACCTTCATGTCTGAAAAAATCGAAATCGAAAAATTTCTAGGTTTAGCTAAACCTGTAATTCAACTTGAGCGTGGTCAGCTTGTAGCTTTGCATCATGACTATAGTGTTATAGCTGCTGAAAAATTTATGGATGCTCGCTTCCGTCCTCATGGTGAATTTACTACACCAACATTTAATGACTTTAAGGATTTTGTAATTGCAGAAGGCGGTAAAGATACACCAATTTTTGTTAATCAAAATGACGTAAAAGCTATTGCAGTTCTTAACTTCCATGGCGAAGGACAAACCCAAGGCCATTGTGACTACTTAGCTTCTTTATGTTTAGAATCAACTGTTGTATGGAAAAAGTTGAATCAACTTAAAGACAATAAATTAGATCAACGCAACTTTGCTGTTTTCATTGAAGATTGGGCTCAAGTACTTAATGCATTTGATGAAAATAATAATGTCATTGATATTAAAGATGCCCTTGTTGCAGTACGAAATATGCAAATTGAAGCATCGACTACTAGTAACGCTGAAGTAGAAAACACACGTCAGGTTCAATCTGAAATGGCCCAAATTGCAGCGTCTGCTAAAAAAGGCGTATTACCGGCTTATTTCACCATCCAAGATTCAGCTTACTTAGGTCTTGCAGAACGAGAAATCAAATTACGTTTAATTGTGAATAGCTCTGGCAGCACACCTCAGTTTGCCATTCAAATTGTCAAAGAAGAGTTATTACGTAATGAAATTATTGAAGATTTCAAAGAAGAAGTAATAGCTTTACTTCCTGAAAACCCTGTACGAATTGGGTCATTTAAATCTTAAGAAATAAAAAAAGCCCTGAAAACTTTGGACGGCTATCGGGGCTTTTTTCAACCAATACTACGTAAACGTCAAAAGGTGAACTCTCATGGATCACTACAAAGACAAAGTTATAGACGATCAAGGCTTTATTAGCGTTTCGGAGGCGTTACGAGCTATGGCTTGTGGTCGTGTTATTCAATGTTCAAGTAAAGACTTTCCAAATTGGAAGGACATGGAAATCACAAATATTAATGCGAAAAATTTAATTGATGAAGAGCGCATTAATAAAAACGGCTTGAAGTACAGATATAAACCTTCGCAAATGTCTGTAAATGCTGACCTAACACAAATGAAAAAGCCTCAATGACTTTGGACGGCTATCGAGGCTTTTTCTACCAATACTGTACGTATAAAGGCAAATTATTATGAATCAGAAATATATAAACAGTCAATCTGCCCCATCGACACCTATTTGTTTCGTGCCTGAACTTAGCGGGAATAAAACAAATAAACCAGCTACTTCTAAACTTTATCAGCATCCATCAGCAGAGGATCTAAAGTTTAAAAAAGATAGTAAATGGCCGTATGTTTTATGCTTCCTTATATTTAGTGTATTAGCTATTGCTTTCCTTTATGCGTGTGATGCAGAGGCTCAAGTGCGTGAGCAGAAGACGCAACATTGGCAACAGCAATTTAATACAGATGAACCTATTGAAGTTCAAGTACGTGTTGTTAAATCAGGTGGTGCCGAATGAACACTAACTTCCTTCGTGGTTCTAGACGTTATAACAATAGTCCAAATGGTACGACCAACAATAAATCTTTCCGGGAGTTTAAGGGGAAAGATGAAGAGCGTGGTTTATACAAAGTTCGCTTAGGCCATACTGTTTATGCAGCAAATCACACTTTAACTCGTGTTTATACAATTGATGAAGCTGGTGAATTAACTCCTGTCACTCAATATACGTTGGATACAAATGAGTGGATTCTACGTAATTTACAAACCGAAATTAAATATCGTAGAGGTCATGAGTTAAATCAAATCCTTAGTAAAACGCACATACCTTCCCCTGACCGAAAAGCTTACAAAATTCGTCGTGGTTTTCTTGGTACACGCTAGTTGGGGATATTTATGTTAGTTATTAAATCTTTTCGTGTGATTTATGGTACTTGTCCAAGATGTACTAATGACAAATGCACTTTAGGTGTTAGTCATTCTGGCTCTGGTGCTCAATGGGAATGTCACAACTGCGGCTTTTGTTGGCCTAACAGTTAAATGGTGCATGATCAATGAAAGCAATTATTTTAGATACGGAAACCAACAAATTAAATGGTTATCCAATTGAAATCGCTTATGCGCCTTTTAGCTTAGAGAATGGTCAATTGTTAGTTCATAAAGATGAAGTTTTTAACCGTTTCTATTCTTGTCCTGAACCGATTGATTTAGAAGCAATGGCTGTACACAACATCATTGAAGCGGATATTGAAGGTCAACCAAGTTGCGAATCGTTCCGGTTACCTGAAGGGGTTGAATTCATTGTCGGTCACAATATTGATTACGACATCAAAGCTCTAAATAAATGTGGACCAGCAATTAAGGCAAAGACTATTTGTACTTTAGCTTTAGCAAGGGACGTATGGCCTGATTTAACAAGTCATAAATTGGCTGTTCTGTACTATTTCGTAATGAGTAACCGTGAAGAAGCACGTAAGCATTTAAGACACGCACATTCAGCACGGGCGGATGTTTATTTTACTGGGATTATCCTAATAGCTCTTATTGAACGACTGGGAATTAAAGATTTGAACTCCTTATTTCTCATGTCTGAAGCTGTACGTTTACCCAAAATAATGACATGGGGTAAACACAAAGGAACGCCTCTTAAAGAATTACCGCGCCCATATATCTCATGGCTCCTGAATAAAGAAGACCTTGACCCACATTTGCGTAAAGCGCTTCAAAATATTTAAAGGTTAGCAACTATGAAACCTACTCTATTTACGCCTGAAACATGGGCGGAGTTTACCCAACAACTCAAAAATTCTTGGGAAAAAGATAACGCTGGTACTGATTCACCAATTTTTGTTGTTCAAGAAAAAAAGATTGTTTGGGGTTTAGATCCGGCTAGTGATTCTGTAGAAATCACTAATATTGTAGATGCCGATGATGAATCAACATATAAATCAATTGATGATTTTTTTGAATCTCTTAAAGCTACAGATAAGCATGCTTTAAATGGTTTAGCAATTGAAGAGGAAGATGAACTTTTCCTCGATGTAAAAGCTTCTACTCAAATAAACATTTTATCTGATTGGAATGAACGCAATATTCATATCTGCCATGGTAAATATTTTTGGGAAGATGTTAATTGCCATCTAACTCGTTCAGCTGCAGATGCATTTATTAAACGTAAATCGCATGATTTCGGTGAGTTGCGGGTATTTGTTAAGTCACTTTATTGGTGTGAGGAGTTTAAGAATTTACTTAACGCAATTATTAGTGGTGAAGTAGGTTTGACAAATATAGATGACGACAACATCCTAAACGTTTTGGGACCAATTGAACCTAAAGCAGATAAAGAAACTATCTCAACTCAAGCAAAAAAAACTGCGAATAAGGCCAATAACAAAGAGGAAAATTGGACTCGTTACCATAATGACAAACCTGTTGAGTCTCCGTTAGCTGGCCTTATTGAAAAGCTAAAGAAAACTAAAACTGCAGATGCAGCTAATAGTCTCATTGAGGAAACGAAAGACTGGGCTTCTGAAGATCAAAAATCTTTTTTAACTGAGTTAAATAAACACTTAGTCATCATTGCTGGTCAATCGAAAGAAAATATTTCAATTTCTGAACGAGTCAAACGAGCTACAGACCTGACTACGTTGGATGCGATTGAAATTGATATTTCAGAAGCAGATGAACGTATTCAAGAACCCCTAATGGAGCTGGTTGTAAAAAGAAGAAAAGAACTTGAGGTTGAAGGAAACTTTTTATTGGAGTCGCCTCAATGATTCAAATTTATAACAGCAAAACTAGAACTTTTACTGTGATAGGTAAACGAACCCAAGTTTTCTTAAATGTATCACTTAATGAAACTGAAGCTTTGCTCTTCAAAGCGAAACTTAAAGATTCTATTTGGAGAATGTAAATGATGCGTAACATCCCAGACTCTTTGTCGCTTCCGTTCACAGTATGGATGTGTGAAAACGGATTTTATCCATCTCATAAAAATGGATTCATGGTTTTAAAACGTGGCAAAGAAGTAGCAAAGATATCAATGAATGAAACAAAATACGGTTTCCCAATGAATGATATTTGCCAAAAGAAATTTGCCTCGTTCTGCAGAGCATGGATGAACAGAGATAAACACTTTATTGAGCAATTACGTTTGCGTGGTTTAGCAAGATTAAATCAAAAAAGTTATCAGTTGGTGGCGTAAATGGAACAGGAATATAAAGGGAACATGAACTATCCCTTTCAAGACCATATTGTTCTAAATATGGAGGAAAATATTGTTAATTTTCCAAGCTCTAACCTACGTAAGTGCCAGCATATACAAGTCGAAATTGATAGCAAGGCTTTAGAACTTATTTGTATGAAATGCAAGGCAAAAGTTAATCCCGTAATCTGGATTAAAGATACTTTGAAATATTGGTCAAGACAACAAACTCAGATAACAGAGCAAAAAAAGCAGATTAAAGAAGATCTTGATGAGCTCAAAAAGCGGGCTCGTACTAAGTGTCAACACTGCCAAAAAATGACTGCTATCAATCTGAAAAATTATAAATTTTCAATTATTGGATGACCTATATGAAAGATGTTAATACAGAAATTACTCCGACTTTATGGTGCGTAAATATTCCTGAAGAACCTGAATCTAGCCCCATTTTACATCCGGTACCTACTCAAAAAATTGGTAAACAGCTTGTTTACCGACTTAAGAAAGAAGCCTTACAAGCTTTTCCAACAGTCGGTCAATGCATTGCTGATGCTATTACTTTTGAGGAGTGGCAAGGAAGCAAAGAAGACCATGAAAAATATCTTCAAGACAACAAAAACTGGTGGTTAGAGACAACTTTTTTGGGTGAAGGCGGATGATAGATTTGAATAAGGAAAGAGTGGCATTTGAAGAAGCTTATTTGTGTGTTGGTGGTAAACAGCGTGAACTTGAATTTGAAGGCGGAGAGTATACAAATTCAAAGTCACAGCTAGGTTGGGATTTATGGCAGATAAAAGCCAAAGTTCAGGAAGTAGCATTACCTGAAACACGAGCAGTAACTTTAACCTGCGCCGAACTGAAAGATGCCTTTGATTTTGGAGCCCCTGATGGTGAGAAAGATCAATTCCAGATGGAAACTGAAATGACCATCAAATGGCTCCAAGATGGTTATGACGGTGAAGGATACTACTGTTGGTATGCTGATTTACCTGAGGAAGGTTGCATTAAGTTGGGTGTTAGCGAATCGGGAGCTGAGGGATGAATGCACAAATTTTAGATCCATGCTGCGGTTCAAAGATGATGTGGTTTGATCGAAACAACCCAAATGTAGTGTATGGAGATATTCGAAAAGAAGAACATACATTATGTGATGGTCGTACCTTAGTGATTGAACCAGATGTATTAATGGACTTTCGCAAAATGCCTTTTAACGATGAGCAATTTTCTTTAGTCGTTTTTGACCCTCCCCATCTTGTGCAAGCTGGAAAGAAAAGTTGGTTAGCTGCCAAATATGGAAAATTGTCACAGGATTGGCGTGAGGATATGCAAAAAGGTTTTTCGGAATGCTTCCGTGTTTTAGTGAAAGGTGGAGTTTTAATTTTCAAATGGAATGAAACACAGATCAAAGTTAGTGAAATCTTAGAGCTAACAGATCAAAAGCCATTGTTTGGCCACATTAGTGGAAAGCGCAGCAATACACATTGGATTACTTTTATGAAAGCGGAAAGTAAGGAGGGGTAAATGTTAAAAGATCTGAGAAATCTATCTGATGCAGAGCAACAAGAATATTTGGATCGCTTCATAATGGCTAATGAAGAACAGAAGTTTCCTCAAGAAGTTGTGGCACTTTATTTAGATTGCTCGCCTTGGACATTAGCTAGAATGCGTTGTGATCAATCATCACTGCCTTTCTCGAAAATTGGGAGACGTGTTTCATATAAAAAGAAAGACGTTTTGAAGTATGAGCAAAGCAAGACTGTGCTTAATACAGCACAGCTTGCAACAGTTTAAGGCGGTTAAACCGCCTTTATTTCTTTTAATCTTTCTGTCCAAACAGATTGGTAGTTGAAGCAATCAATCTTTCCTTGATAAACCGCCTCAATCATATTCATCGAAGCTCTTAATTCCTCATCTGGAATTTGAACATAACCACCTGTCACATCAATTCTTGGTTTAGCCGTGTGATTAAGAAGTCTTTTTGTCACATAAATATTAAATCTTAAAAGGTTGCATATAGTGGCAAATGTACGACGGAAATCATGCATTGAAACGTAATAGTCAACTTCCTTACCCACTCTATTCAATAATGTATCTACCTTAGTTGCATGCATATTCCACGAAGTAGGCATCTTAGTAGCTGGGAAAACCCAATCGTTTTCTCTTAATAACCAACGTTCACGCAAAATACTGTGTAGATGATCACCAATAGGAAAAGTATGATCTGAACCATTTTTGGTATCTCTAAAAGTTAAGGTACCATTTTTAATATCTACATCAGCCCACTTTAGACAACATGCCTCCTGTTTACGGCATCCCGTATACATGCACATCAATACGATATCCCGATGCGTGTTTGACCTAGCAGTATTTTCCAGATTCAACTCATCTTCATAATGAAGCACCGCATTGTAATATTTGTGAATGATGTCTTTATGGAGATGTCTATCCCTACTTGCTATTTTATTCCAACCTCTTGTTACGGAAATAATGTCAACTGGATTACTTTTAAGGATCGGGTTCTCATCTGTTGAATAAAGAACATGAATATACTTCCATAAAGTACCTAAAAGAGATACAGCACCATTTGCTGACGACTCACTTACTTCTGATACCTCAATAAATCGATCCAATACTTCTTGCTTAGATATCTGGAAAAGCTTTTTGTTGCCCCACCCTAAATATAAATCAAAGTATTTATGGTATTGCCTAATTGTTTTCGGCCTAAAGTCATTTCTATCAATATAAATTTGAAGAGCTTCATTCACTGTAATATCTAAAGGATTAGCAACATTCTTTAATTTGATAGGCTTTTCATATTCATTGTTTGAAATTTTCGCCAGAATCATCTGAGCTTTTGCTCGAGCATTTGTTGCAGGAATATCGGTGGTTTTACCAATTGTCACTCGATAGAGTTCACCTTCATGCCTCCTTTCAACAATATAGGTTTTACTTTTATTAGTTACCCGAACAGCAAAACCGATCAGTTCTGCATCTCTATATATTTTTTGACCTTTTTCAGTTAATGGAATAGCATCAACAGTAGATTTGTTGAGTTTCAT